TCGGGGCCGCCGATGAGAAGATTGCAATCAACAGTTTCTGCATCGGCAAAGAGGCGATAGCCCTCAGGATCGGAATCTGTGTCCTGACCAAAAGCAATCTTCATGTAATCGGTGAGGTCGGCGGTCAAACCATTACTACCACCTCTAAGTTGCCATACACCTACTCCGAAAGTTCCGTTCGTAGCAGTTACACCCGAAGTTGCGGCGAGAGATGCCGTGGTGTAGTACTTAAGCGAGTCGCCTGTACCCCATGCACCTGTGGAACCTTTGAAAAGGTCATTGTAAGATGTGTTGTTTGCCTTCTTGACGGCTGCGATGTACTTCGATGTGCGGTTGATGCGATCAACATAATAGTTGCTCGTACCATCCGAAGAAACAACACCAGGAAGGAAGGACAGCCCTTGGAACTTCTCAAGAATCGTGTTGCGAGTTCCCGAGAGAAGACCATTCTTGTCAATGACTATCAAGTGGAACTCGTCGTTTGCACCACCCAAGTCAGAGACATAGGTTGTGCTGTTCGGCTTGGCATCGAATTCGTCTCCGTATGTCCAATTGCTGAAGTCATGTCCCGCAGCGGTATAACCCGAAGCGGTGATTCCCGCGCCCGTGACCGCGACAGTTGCACCGCCGCAGACCTGAACCTCAAGGGTATTGCCTAGCGCACCCGCATAACGGGCAACAAAAGAACCAATCTTAGTGACATCAGCAAACTCAAACTTATCATCGTTTTCGATCATGGCTTCATCAGAGTCTGCCGCACTACCGCCCGTGAAACCAAATCCGTTGGCATTAACCATGCCGTCGATCTTGGAACGAACGACTTGGAGATTGTTACCGTATCCAAGGAAGTTGGCAGCGGGGAACCACCACTCAGCGACATCGTCATCGGGTGCGCCGAATAGTTGTACGAGGTTGTTCTCGCTGTCAACGAGGATGCGCTTATTGCATGGGCCCCAATTGAATAGACCCACGATGCCTGCATTGGTTGTGGCAACAGCAGGGACGATTGTGGTCAAGTCCTTCTCTGTTACATTCACGCCTGGGGAAAGTTGGAATGCCATCTCAGTCTCCTTGGATTGGTTTGATAGACGGGGGTATTTATTCGTTTGATCATTTCACCCGATCATCACATGATCTCGTTTGCATCATCCATCCATGATCTATCCCGCCTAGATTGTTTAGGTTTCTCCGTGGATTCGCTAGCAAGCATCCTCGCCGCTTCGTCCATTTCGTCTTCTACGCTATCAAGGAAGCCAAATGGTGTTAGGTCTTCCTCCAGTTTTTTAAGTTTTTCCTCAAAGAGTCGCTTGCGGACATCTAGATTGACCAAGTCCTTGAAGTAGTCCTGTGTGGTCAGCCAACCGAACATCACCAAGCAAGCCATCAAATCGTCGTGGTAGCCCTCTGTAGCCTCATATGACCCCGCCTTGGAAATATAAGTGCTGATCTCAGCAATAATATCGAAATCGTTTACTATCAATTTGTCGCTTTCGATCATTTCCTTAACTACGAAGCAACCAGCCTTCTTGATTTGGCTGCTCATCTTCACACCACTATACACCCTGCCACCACCGAAGCCTTCTCCGACTTTCTGACCTTTCTTGCCTTTGATGGTGATGGTGATGATATTCTCATACTCAAGTTCGTCCTTAAGGATGTCTGCCACTTGTTGTCCCGTGTCATTTATTTCAACTAGAGCATATGCCTCGTTGTATTTCTCAAGGATCGTCTTAATAAGATTCGGAAACACGGGGACGGGAATAGTATTGTTTCGATACTTTGCCACCACCTTGTACGGCATAGAGGTGACATCCAAGACCAACATGGCGTTGTAATCCTGCCCAATAGCCCTACTAGAGTCAATCAAACCTGTATAGATGTGTCCTTTAATAGGATGCTCATAGATTGCCAAGCCATCTTCCGTCTCCATTAGAGGAGTTTGGAATGTTAGGGCTGCAATCTTCGATGCCTTGATCAGCGTCTCCTGAGAGCCAAGGAATTCACATTCATATTCCGAATACCATTGCCTTTCGGAGGTATTCTTGATCGTGGTTTCCTTGAACTTTTCATCACGCCCTGGTACTTGCCACCAATGTGCTTCAACGGGTACGAACTCCGACTTTCCGTTCTTGGCATTCTGCCACATCTTGTAGAACAGATTGAGACCATTTGGGGTGGAGACGATGACCGTCTTCGATGTCTTACCAGAGGTGATCGTTGGATACACCGATGTAAAGAACTCTTCCGCGATCTGCTCGGGAACGAACGCAAACTCGTCAAGCATCAGGAAGTTGTAGGACGAACCACGGACGGCACTAGACGATGTGGATGAACAGATTACCTTCGATCCGTTCTCCAATGTGATGCTTGTCTTGTTCCATTCTACGATGCCCTGCTGCAACCACTTCGGAAGGTTCTCATATGCGATCTTGAACCGATCCATGATTTCCGTCGCGGTCTTGAGTTTGTTGGCAAGAATCGCCGCTTTGTATGTCGGATTGAACAACACCATGTGCAGAATGCAAGCCACCAATGTCGCCGTCTTTCCACTCTGACGAGGGATCTTGCAAATTGTGAATCGATTATCGAATACCGAACGAGCGATGTCCTTCTGAAAGTCATACAGCCTAAACGGCATCAGACCTTCATCGATGGTGACAACCTTGATGTATGTCTCAATGAAATAGATCGGGTCTTCGGAGCATTTGATGTACTCCTCCAACTGCTCTTTCGTGAATTCTTGCTTTACATAAGCACCCTTAAGAAGCGGGTTGCCTAGGTATGTTTCATGATCATTGCTCATCTACGATATCACCTCTGTCGAGGGCTTTCTTCTGCTCCCGAATCATCTTCTGCAAGTCGGCTGTGCTTCCGACATAGATTGAGTTGTTTGTAACCGTGGTTGTTTTGCCCTTCTCTTCTTTCTTGATGTCCTTCATGCGACGATGAAGATCCATCAGTCGATTGTTGGCTTCAAGAGAGGATTGAATCAGTTGGGCAATGACCTCGTATGCGCGGGGCTGTTGGCTATCCTGTGCCAACTCGCTGATCCCTTCGATTGCCTCTTGAGACTTTTCAATGATGCACTTGAGATTGCGTCGAACCTCGTCATAATCTCTGTCTGCATCGGTGGGATTGTATTGATGGTCTACCGAAATTGCCTTGACGGGGACTATTTCAGTTGGCTCGGGATTTGTTTCGATTCCCAAAGTCTTTGCGATGTTCATGTCGATGTTGCTCACGGCTCCTCCTGTCATTATGTTCCCCATGCTGTCGGGGGATACTCACGAATACTGACACTTGCATGTGTAGCCCCCGCACCCGTCCATCCTGCCGTCAGGGACGGTGCATAACCACCCGCAGTAATTCCTGCCGCAGCGGATACCCCAATGTCTGCATATGGCTTGAAAGCCGCAGTAGATGTCGTGCTTGGAGAGAAGTCCTTTGTATCGAAAATGTTGACATTCGTGTTGAGGATGAGTGGGGCTTCCTTGACAGGCCCATACAGATACATCTTGGCAATGAACTGAATCGTTGCAAAGTTGACTTTGCGCTGTGAATAATCACCATAAGATCCGTCATCACCCTCTGTCAATGCGACCGAAGACAGGACGATTGGAACATCCACATCGATATCCATCCCGTCGATTGCCTTGATCGTGAAGACATATTCGGGGGTGAAGTACGGAAGAATCTGCTCGACAATCTGCAAGCAATCATCCATGCTCTTCGTCATTGCGCTGAGAGTCATGTTCATGTTGTATGGAACACGCTCCCACCGCTTCTTTAGAGATCCGCGATCCCCTGCGTTGTATCCAACAGTCTGTTGTACGCTGTTCAACTTGCGGGAGGAGTCATAAGCAAGCGACGAGATCTCAAACGCCATGCGCGGCAGATATGTTTCCAAACGCACTTGCTGCTGATCAAAGTCTGTTCCGATACGATCAAGACGCTTGAGGAATTTTTGCTGAGGCCCGTATGCGATAGGAACACGAATGCGCTCTTTCTCGTTTCCGCTCCCATCGTTGCGGACAAGATGCACATTGTTGAATAGTGAGGCAAAGCCAACCACTACCTTTCGGACGGTACCGTGATAGTAATACTCAAGCATCGATCATGGATCTCCGAATGGGTTAGATTCATCGAAGTTGAAGACGGAATCCGCTTCGGTTTCGATC